GAAACAGGTGAAGGCTTGGCAACAAATATTTATATTATTGATATTGAAGAAGATATTATACCATTTGAACTAGAGGAGGAGTTGGAATATGAAAACAATATCTTTATTGAGCCTGATTATGTTGATGTTATTGATGTTGTGGGCAATGACAATGAAAGACCATTAGACATTCTTGAACTACCGACTGTAGATTTATTACCAGATATTTACCCAGAAGATAATTATATTGAGATCGCAGAGGTTTTAGAATTAGAAGAAATGCCTGAAGAAATAATTGAGGAGCTAGAAGAAGAACTAGAAGAAATAGTTTTTGAAGAAATATTGGAAGAACCGATAGAAGAATTAGAAGAAATTGATGAGATTGACGAGCCTGAAGAAAGACAAAATAATGTTCGTAGAAATGTTGTATCAACAAATAATTATATAAACAACTTAACTTCTTCTATTGTTAGCCAATCTAATAGTTCATCACAATCACAAAATAATGCTGTATCTGGCTCTAGTGATTTTTCGCAATCTGGCATAAGTAATCAAATTGCTGCCGAGCAAACACAAACACAAAATGCTTTGCAGTCTGTCCAAACCATTGAAGTCAATCCTATTGGTAATGACGCAATGGGCGTTGCTATCGTACAAGTTCAGACTGTAACGACTGATAGCATAACCAATGAAATACAATCTGTTACAAGCGAGGTTATGACATCATCAGAAGCAGACCAAGTTGTAGCAAGTGTGATCCAAAGTAACATGGAAAGTTTGCAAGAGGAGATAGAAGAAAACCAAAACGAAAGTGGTGAGTATGATGTGCAAGGACAATCGAATTTAATTGCATTGATGAATTATAAACAAGGTTGGGATAATTATTCTGCAATGAGTATTCCAGATGTTACTTTTTACGAACCTTATCAAATATATACAAATGTTGTTTTAAGTGATAATATTAATGCACATATATCAATGACAGAAGCTTCATCTATTGCAATGAATAAAATGGTGAGCAGTCAGAATTTAGATTTATTTAGGAGATACTAATGAAAAATTTAATGGATAATTTACAAAAGTATTTAACAGTAATTGGTGTAATCGGTGCTGTTGGTGGTGGCTTCTGGAGTTTTGCAGTAGCTACAAGTGAAATAAATAATCGTTTAGATAATTTAGAAGCTGTTGAAATAACATCTGTTGATGTCTCGCCACTAGAAACAAAGATAGCTATACTTGAAGAAAAGGTATCGAAGTTAGAAAAGGCTAATGATAATAGCCGAAACCCATTATTAGGTAACTAACACAATTTTGACATAGTTCGGTAACCACAAAAAAATCGTAAAATCTAGCTTTTTTTATTTAATAAAATCAAAAAAATAGTCCTCACTATAACAGGGAGGACTTGTTTTTACTGGTAATAAAAACGAGTGGAAGAACATATTACTAAACGTTACGAGTGTTATTTGTATAATGTTCTTTCACTATATTAACGACAACAATGTTAATCTTATGTCTATTGATTTGTCGATTAGTTGCGGCACTAGACGTAAGAGAACTAACGAGTCAGAGTCTGTCAATGAAGATTTAGAATATCTTGCTTAGACAGATAATGATGACACTTGCTGTTGTTAAATGTAAATAAGTTTCCATAAAAATTGATATATACCTGTCAACAAAAAATGCAAATTAACTTTATTAATATATATTATTGACCTATGTGAATAAATCGGTATAATGGGGAAAAGGAATAAAATGGAACTTAAAGATAAATTAGAGCAATATGATATAAAACATTTTTCTGCCTCGCAGTTAAACATACCATTAAATTTATGGTGGTTTAAATATGTTAAACTTACATCTGAAGAAAGAAAAAAAATAGAGTTTGGTGTACCAGCTACATCAGGAACTGCAATACATGATGCACTAGATTTATCTTTACAAAATGTAAATCCTAACAGTTTTGAGTATGACCAAGAAACAATAGATTTAATCTTTGATGAAATAGGTAATGTAATTGATAATCATATACCTGTTAATGAAAACGATAAAATTAAAATGATTGGCTGCAAAGAACATTCGCCTTTTACTGCACAGAATATGCTTGATGCTACTATTAATGTATTAAAAGAAAGACGTGGAGATGATTATAAAGAAACAAAACATAAAACGTTTTTAGAAGGTAATTTTGAACAACAAATTTTATGGCAACCGAAAGGATTGGTTGTACCTATTATTGGATATGCCGATATGTTAGTTAATAATCCAAAAACTATAATAGAGTACAAGACGCTTCAGCCAAGACTAGGTGCTGTAAAAAAAGATGGGAATAGAGGGTTTTCCGTTGCCTCTATTCCTGTCTCGCCTCGTATAACATATTTAGAGCAAATTACTGTGTACTGGGAAGCTATGAATAGAGAATATTATCCTATTATTATTGTTGGCAATAAAAACAAAGCTAAAGTATTTCACCCTGAAAATTGTGAAGATATGTCTTTTGAAAATATGGAAAGATATTCTAAAGCTATGATTAAAAAAGCTAAAACAAGACAGTCATTATTAATGATAGACGATCCTATAAGTGTTTTAGATACACCTGATTTTGAAGGTGATTTCTATTGGAACTTAGGTAAGGAACTAGAAGATAAGGCAAAAGAATTATGGCTAAAGTAATTAAACCAAAAAAATATAACGTGACTATAAACCAAACTATTACAATTCAAAAAAAATTTACAGCATGGAAGCCAGAGCAAGCATTAGAAATGGCAAAAGAAGATTATTGGGATATGCCACCAATGAAAGCAAAACATATTATTTTACATATGCCTATGACAGCAGAAGTTGAGGAAGTGTAATGGCAATTAATGTTAAATCAAAAATTTGGGAAAGAAATTATAATTTAATGGAGACAAAGTTGGCAAAAAAATTAATAGATGGCAGAAAGAACGCTAAAGGTAAAAAATATAGTCATAGACCAAAGAGATATGAAAACTCATGGTATTGCCAAGAAACTAAAAGTTGGTACAGGAAACCAGATGAACAAGGATAAAAAATTTCACGTTGTTATACAACAATTACTAGATAAATATGGTGAGTTTTCTTGGGAAAAACATTGGCGTGAAAAAGAAAGAAGAATGGAAAGAGATTGGGGTGGTAAGTGGAAAGCTGTTGGGGAAGATGACCACATGAGAACTATGACAAAAATAAAAGATGGAGATAAAGATGACTAAAAACACAGTGTTTGAAACATTAAACACCATAAAAATTAATAAAAAAGATATAGAAAAAAAAGGTCAGTTTAATTATATATCATGGGCTACTGCTTGGGATCATGTAAGTAGAGCTTATCCAGATGTTACTTTTACTAAAAAATTAAGTGATATAGATGGTTTTGTGTCAGTCTCTATTACTATAGAAGGCAGAACTCTTACAGAGGAGTTTCCCATATTAGATTATAAAAACAAACCTATTCCACAGCCCAATGCTTTTCAAATTAATACCGCTTTTCAGCGAGGTCTTGTTAAATGTTTAGGTATGTTTGGTTATGGCTTGTTTATATATAAAGGCGAAGATTTACCATCTGATGATGTTTCACATGAAACAATACCAGAGCAGCCAAAAGAAGATTATGTTGATGAAGATAATCATGCTGATAACATGGAAAAAGAAGGATATAAATTTGCTATTGATAATTTACAGACTTTAGATGAGTTAGAGGTTTGGGGAAAAAATAATGCAACAAAGATAAGTAATTCTAATCATGCTGATTATGTAAGAAAAATTTATGCAAGTAAAATAACTGAATTAAATGAAAGAGTTTAACAACAAAAGGAGAAAAATATGAACTCATATAATACTACTGGTAATCTTGCCAACGACCCAGAATTAAAAAAAGTTGGAGAAACATCTGTATTAAATTTTACAGTTGCTTCTAATATTAATAAAGACACAGTTGTTTATAATGATTGTGCTTTATGGGGTAAGTTAGGTGAAAGTCTATCTAGCTTTTTAACAAAAGGTAAACCAGTAACCATATTTGGTGAATTATCTGGTATTAACGCTTATGTTAAAAAAGATGGTGATGCTAACGCTACGATAAGGGTAAAAGTTAATTCACTTAAAATGCACGGAACAAATGAAGTGCAAGATGCTACTCCGTCAAGCGTTGAGCCAAATGACGACATTCCGTTTTAAATGGAAGAAGATTTAGTAAACAACCCTCCACATTATCAAGGCGATAAGTTAGAGGCTTTAGACTCCATACGAGCTATGTTAGGAGTAAAAGGTTTTATTGCTTATTGTCTTGGTAATGCAAGTAAATATGTATGGAGATGTACTAAAAAAGGAAACTTTGAACAAGATTTACAAAAAGCTAAATTCTATATAGATAGGGCTATTTACGAAAATGAACAAATTAAGAAATAAAGATTGTTTAGATAAGACAATAGAAAAGATATGTGATGATTTTAATGTATCGTCTATTGATTTAATATCACGCAGAAGGGTAAAAGAACTGTCGATAGCTAGATGGTTAATATTTAATTTATTAAAAACAAACTCAATATTAAGTTTAGTTGAGATTGGCAATAAGTATGACAAAGATCATACAAGTGTTATTCATGGCATACGAGAAATACAAAAAAGAGAACCAGAATTAATTAGTAAGTATCAATCTAATTATGAGGATTGTAAAAAATAAAATGAATGTTTTAAGTTTATTTGATGGAATGAGCTGTGGTCAATTAGCATTAAACAAAGCTAATATTAAATATGACAAATATTATGCTAGTGAGATTGATAAATATGCGATAGATATTGCACGAAAAAATTATCCAAATACTATTCATCTTGGCGACATACAAAATGTAAAGGGTGAAGATTTTATTTATAATATTGATTTAATTTTTGGCGGCTCACCTTGTCAGTCTTTTAGTTTTGCTGGTAAAGAACAAAATTTTAACGACCCAAGAGGTAAATTATTTTATGAATTTGCACGATTGTTAAAAGAGTTAAAACCAAAATATTTTTTACTTGAAAATGTCAGAATGAAACAAGAGTATCAAGATGTTATTTCTAAAACATTGTCTGATATTTACCCAAAAATACAGTTAGGTAATTTATTTGGTATTGAACCTTATGCAATAAATTCCGATTTATTTGTTCATCAAAATAGACCAAGATTATATTGGACAAATATACCAATACCAACATTACCAAAAAGACCAAATTGGAAAAAATTATATTTTCAATGGAGAAGAAGTTATTTTAGAGAAAATAAAAGCGGTGTTTGCCCAACATTAACCGCAAATATGGGTACTGGTGGGCATAATGTTCCATTAAAATCAAAAAATAAAAAAAATAGAGTTAGTATAAATGAATTAGAACAGTTACAAACAATTCCCATTGATTATACAAAAGGTGTTTCTAACTCACAAAGATATAAGATGATTGGAAATGGGTGGACTGTTGATGTTATTGCACATATATTAAAGGGTATAGTATAATTATTTCCAAGAGTCGCCTGACAACCAAGACACAATAGAATGCCGAGTGCCTGATGTAATAGGGTAAACTTTGTGCATGATAAAGCTAGGAAAACAAACTATATCACCTTTATCTCTTGGTATGACAAAATCATCTTCATTATCAACATCTAATTTAAGATCGCCACCCTTGTAATCTTCTGTATCGCTTAACTGTATAATAGTTGTAATTTTTCTATTGGGTCGCATTGTCTTTAAATTTTGCCAGTTAATATCCATGTGACTGTCATATTTACCACCTACTCCATAGGTAAGAAACTGTAGTGGCTCGGCAAAACCTTTGATGTCAAATCCCCAGTAAGTGTTATTAACAGTCTCCGTAAATTCAGCAATAAAACTAGCAACAAATTCTAACTTTTTGTCGTTAGCTTCAAAAGCCTTTACGTCAACATTTCTATACGCTTTATTATCGCCACCTGTAAGACCTCCATCTTGCGAAGGTATCTTTTCTACTGCTTGCAATATTGTATTTATCTCAGCGTCAGTTAAACACTGTTTCAAGTGACATACCTGTGGTACTTGCATTATTCAGACTTTGGTTCAGTCTCAATTAATATTTTTACTTTTTGGCTTTCTGGTACATTAGCATTAATACCAATGTTAGAACTAGCACAACCTGTTATGAGTGCTAAAACAAAAACTGCCATTATAATATTCTTCATTTTATTACCTATATTTGTAGAAAAAATAATATCATGCGTTAAGTTTATTTACAAGATAATGTTGAACGCTATCAGGTATGAGTGCTGTTCCTTTAATCATTCCATTTATAGCTATTTTAGAAACACCACAGTTTTGCATTAATTCTGTTTTTGATGTTCCAGTTTTTACTATTAATTTGCAAAATACTTTATGATCCATTTCTCTTTAACATACGATTACCAAACCAAAATGCAATAATTGCCGAAAACATACTTTGCGTTTCAATATCCCATGCAGCTACTACACCTTCTAATGGGTCGTCACCTTGCTGTATAGCTATGTAAACCTGTGTAACTTTAACGAAAGCAAACACAGAGAACAATAAATAAGTAATAACTGGGCGTACTGATGCCTGTAATGCACCAATGAATTTAGAGGAATTGTTTTTGGAAAGTTGCTCGGCATGAGCATAAATAGCTTTTGCTTCAGCTATATCAGCTTCTGCATCTAGCTCTTGTATTTTATACTTAGACATTTGTTCGGCATATTTTGCCTTTGCCTCAAGCATAAGTAAGTCTTGTTTAAATTTAGCTTTCTTTTCAAAAAAACCTAAAACGCTTGGCAAGAAAGAAGTACCAAAGCCTAGTAAACTACCTAATAGACTAATCATTTTTTCTTTTTCTTTTTAGAACCCATCTTTTTCATAGTTTTCTTTTTAGAAGTTTTACTTTTTTTAGAACCATAATAACCTGTACCATAAGGCATATCTTTCTCCTTTATTTTTTAGATTTACGTTTTCTTTTGGCTTTATTTTTTTTGCTATTTGGAAAACCAGCTTTCATATTTGCATAAGCCTTTGCAGATATGGTTGACTTTTTCTTAGAACGACTTGTTCCAGCTTTTTTTCTTTTATTTATGTTTCTATATAATGACATTTAGTCCTCCTTATTTACCAACTTTTTTCATTGCTTTTTTATGTGAAGCAGTAAAAGTATGTCCATCTCTCATTAATTTTTTCATAAGTGTCATGTGTTTGCTTGTATGATGTTTGCTGTGTCTTTTTAATGTATCAAGTTGTCTTTTTGTTAATTTAGCCAATTTATACTCCTACCATTTAACTTTGTTTGCCCAGTAAGCTGCTGACATTTTACCTTTAGCTATATTTTTAGCGTGTCGTGCTTTAAATGATTTTGCTCTTTTTGTCATTGTTCTGTCACCAGTTTTACCTTGCTGACCAAAACGAATTGTTTTTATTTTATTTCCATCTTTAGCAACTACAACATGACTTTTTGTTTTATGTTTAGGAGTGCGTTTTGGTTTATTATATCCGCTTACTCCAGCTCTTGCTAATCTTGGGTCTTTTGCCATAATCACTCCTACGAACAAGTACACATTCTTCTTAATGTATCAAAAACTTTTGAGAATGTCATCTGTTCGTTTTCTAAAGTCATCTGTTGTTCATATATTTTTTTTGTAGATGTAAGGTTTTCAGGTAACATAAAATGTATAGTACGTTTATCTAATGCAACTAAAGCTAACATATCGCATTGTACTTTAGATATTGGTGTTTTTTGCCCACCATAATTAGTTTGAAAATTGTATCGTGCAACATTTTTACCACGATCTATATGAGCCTTTTTTGTAGCTTTAACTTGTACTCGTATTGGTTTTTGTTCTAACCATGCTAATAAATCATAACCATCTTTTCCAACAAGGTCATTATCAATTCCATAGCCTTGCAAGACAGAACTAGCTAAAAGTTCTCCCTGCAAACCAATTTTTGTGGACATCTTAGGTAAACGCTATCTTTAACAATAAGCCTATAGTTGATGCACTTGCACCAATCATAATGGCTTCTATTCTATACAATCGTCTATCTATTGCCTCATACCTAGTTGAACAAGCGTCAACATGGTCATCAATTTTTTGGTTTACAGTTGCGGTTGTTGGTTTAGGCATAAGTTTTCCTTATTATATTTGTTCTACAGAATCGTTAGAGGTATGACTTGTAGCACTTGTAGATGCAGCTCCTCTAGTGCAACCTGTAAGATTTGTTCCATCAACTCCAGTGTAAGTAATCTTCTCATTACCTATTTGCACAGTACCAGATGTTGTAAATGGGTTTGAATTACCAACAGGAATAGTTGTTACAGAGTCATTAATGTCAGATGTAAGGTTATTCATACCTTTAAAATCTGCATTAGCTGACCATGAAGAACCATCATGTTTGTATTTCCAACCCCAATAATCTGATTTAGCATCTACGCCTTGATGTAATGTTGCATTGCTTGAATCACAATCTGAAATAATTAATTCAGGTGTACCGCCCTCACTTATTGTTGTCTGGTCAGAACCAATATTAACAGTCTTACTATCTGCTAAATAATAAAGACTTATATTAGTGTCTTTTCTTACTATTGTTTGCATTGTTTTCTCCTTATTCACTAATTAATAATTTTGTAGCAGACAACGCTTTACCTGCTACTGTTGTTACTGAACTATCTGCACTTGTACCCAAACTTCCGTCTGACTGTACAAAATATTTTTGTCCTGCGGTAAGCCCACTTTGTTGAGCATCTATTTGCCCAAATGTTGCTACCTCTACTTGTGCGTCATCTGCAACTGTTTTTGTTGCAACACCTAGATAGTTTTCTGCTGTTAAATTTGTAGAACTTTCAGAACCTGACGCAATAAATGCAACGGCATCAACATCATCATCAGCAGCATTTCTATAAGCACCTGCAATAACATTGTCAGTTGGATTAAATGCTAAAGGAGGTGCATCATAATAATCAGTACCACTAACTAAATTATCAAATCCTGAAATGCTTATGGTAGAACCGCTTGCATCACCTTCTTTATATTTTATATAAGCATAGTCCCCTGCTTTTATCCATGTATAAACAACAGTTCCATAATCTGTAGCTATTGCCGAAAAATCTTGGCTAAAAACATCTTGACCACTAACATCAGATGCACTACCTATTGCTACAGTTGTTGCAGGATTTCCACTTAAAGTTATTGGGCGAGTATATAAATAACCATTTGATGATAAAGTGTAACCTAATATTGTTTTTTCGTTTACTGAGTCGTATGTCATAGCATAACCTGATAGTTCAATATTATCACTGCCTGATATTTGAGCCTCTCCAGCAGTATTCCATGTTAAAGCACCTGCACTTGAAGCTGATAATGTTGTAACATATCCATCATCACTACCATCAGTATAAGCAACAACACCTATTTTATTAGTGCTATCATAACAATTATCAACCCAATCAACTGTACCTTGTGAATTATCAACTGGTCCTGCTGTTTGAGTTAAAGTAGTTCCTGAAACAGTAAAAGAATATGCTGCTAAATTTTTACTACTAGAATTATAACAACCTACAAAAACAGCAACATTTTTATCTGAGTCCCAATACGCTGAACCCACATAATGATTGCCATAACTATGAAATGTATTTACTGTTCCATAACTTATTGATGTACCTGAAACAGTTGCAACGACTGCTGCAAAATAATTATTGTCATCATTTCTCATAAATATAATATGTTTACTATCGCCAATATATATTACACTTAATATTCTAGTATTAAAATTATTACCTGCACTTGATTTTGAACCTGAGGTTAAAGTAGTTCCATCGTTAGTAATTACATTACCATATAGGTAACTACTAGCACCTCTATCTTCGTAAAAACAAACAAACTTATTTTGTGCCGTATTATAGCTAGTAAATACATATGTAGAAGTAACGCTTGCTTGTATTGATGTTTCAGAACCTTTTGAAAAACTAATATTATTAGTGGTTGTTTTAGCTTGAGAAAAATCACCATCTGCTTCTACAATTACAGGTTTACCTGCAGTAATAGCACCTTCTGCTGTACCATATAAATAACCTTCGTTTTCTAGTAATTGTATTTCTGTTGCTGATATAGCCCTACCAAGATATTGCTCTCCTTTAGTATTGCCTACTAATCCAATAGTGCCTGCACCATTTGTAAAGTAATGGTTGCCAATAGTAAGTGAGGAATGTCCTGTACTTGTACCACCAATAACATTTATTTTACCTGTAGCAGTATCAGATATTGCTTCAGCAGCTATACCTAAATAATTTCCGTTGTCTAATGTTGAACTGGTTGTTGAACCTAATGTAATATTAAAATTAATCATTGTTTGGTTATCGTAAGCTATTGAAGATGAAACACCTTTATTTGCAACATAAACCATTGAATAATAGCCAAAATCTGTAGGAAATGATGTTGAATAAATAGTTGTGTTTGAATTTCTTGTTATTGTAGAGCCATCAGAACTAAACATAAGTAATCCTGTATCTAAGTTATTATTTGAATAAACAAAAAATGATTGGTTAATATCAGCATCAAACTCTAATCCATATTGCTCAGATTGTTGAGAAGTATCACTAAACAAATATGCAGGCGTAGTTAATGAAATTGTATTTGTTCCACCACCTGTTACAGTACCTATTACATATTTTACATCATTACCAGATTGCGCTCCATTAAATACAATAATAAATTTATTGTTTTGTGTGTCATAAGTACCTGCAATTCTTTCATAAGTTGTAATATTTTGATTTTGTTGAGAGCCTACTGTTAAAGTTACTCCTGAAGCTGATATAACATTAGAATACATATAAAAAGGAGATACACTTTGACGATAAATAACAATAGTACGATTTGTGTCTGGGTCAAATTTTACAAAAGTACCATTAGTGCTTTGATTAATACCACTATTAGCCAAATCATTTACAGTAGCAATATTACTAGATGAATAGGTGTAACCTGTTGCATAACCATTTTCTACCATAGGATATGCTTTTAATATTGAAACTGTTGAAACTGTTGAAGAATTTTGAAAAAATGCAATTATTGTATTTTGACTAGTATCATAAGAAATACCAGCAGGGTATGTTCTATAAGATGAAGTTGCTAAAGATTCTACTAATTCCTCACCTTTTACTGTAAGAGTGCCACCTGAAACTGTAACAAGTTTAACAGTTGCGTTTTCATTACTATTTTGTCTTGTTACAAAAACTATATGACCATATCCACCGCCTGTTGTATTATAAACATTATTACCTCTTAAACTTTCCGATTTAAGAACAACAGGTGTACTCCAAGTAATTGCTTTTGTTGAACTATCATAAGTACCACTTTCTGCAATAGCATAATTTGTGCTTACATCTCTGCGACTTCTTAGATAATAACCTGAATTTGCTTCATAAGATATGCTTATTGCTTCAGCAGAATAATCAGAACCTGATTCAACTACAGGCGTTGTTACTGTTGGATTTGTGTCAAATGATGTAGTTTCAGCAACTTCTTTTGCCTTACCTGCAGCCGTAAGTACAACTGGTTTTCTAATAGCTATAGCACCATCTGCAACCATATTTACAGTACCACCTGATGCTAGTCCTGTTAATGCTGAACCATCTACGGCAGGTAGCTTGGCAGAGCCATCTAATTG